CTCAATTACGTTGCAATAATGCAATGTTGTGAAAGTACGAAATATGTCAGGAATACAACCAAAACATCACGCGCCTAAAACAAGAATACTGTCAAAAATCAGAAGACGTAAGCTGATTGAAGCCTGCCTCGATGGGAAGAATCTAAAAGACGTAGCAATATCAACAGGTTTGTCACCCAACTTTGCAAGCGCTCAAGTAACAAGTATCCTTAAAGAACCCTCAACCCAACAGTCTTTTATCAGCATTATGGAGAAATCAGGGCTCTCCGATGATTTTCTCGCTGCCAAGGTCAAATCCCTCCTCGATGCGCAAAATACCCAGTATTTTCAGCGTGATGGGATCGTAACAGATGAGAGAGTAGTCCCAGCGCATGAGACCCAGCGGAAAACCGCAGAGCTAGTAGCACGCCTCAAAGGGCATCTCAGGGAGAAATCTACTGGAGACATTAATATTGGACTGATGCAGATGGTTGTGCAGGCAGTACGGGAGAGCGAGGATGTAGATGAGTGTGATGTAGATGATGCTTTATAGATTCTCCATTTCCAGTTCTCGACATCCCAACCAGCCTTTGCATTTCGAAAGTACTAAGAGTTGGATGGTGTACATTCTAACCAAGCTCTGTTTTGATGTGTGCCTGTTTATCATGGTTTAATACCTAATCAAGATATAGACTTTTTTATCACAGATGCTGGCATAGATCAGTGGTTTGTCGTACCCATTGCACAGGTGTTTTAAGGGGTCTAAGTGGGATACCGTACCCATGAGTGAGGAGATAATACCGATGGATAGAGAGTAGAGGGGGCATAGGGGTCATCGCATGGCCTTTCAAAAAGTTATATAGCCCCCACCCACTGAGTTATAATTTTTAAAATCCAAGTCTGTTTTTTATGGTAGCGGTTGTTATGGCACAAGAAGAATTTGAAATAGGGTATTAACGGTTGGCGTAAGCGGATCACGGAAATAGAAATTTAATTTTAATTATGAGTAAAAATATTAACAACATACAAACAACAAATTTATCAGACGGAAAAGTAATTCCGCTTGATGCTGTTGTTATACCGCCGACACATACTGGCCTTGTTAAAATAGCCGAAAGATGGTTATATAAAACTTGTGGGTGCGGAGTGGTATTTACGGAGTTTGTAACTGCTGCGCAAGAAATACCGGATGCTTTTGGCTTGCGTAGTGATTATACAATTTTAGTTGAGTGCAAAACATCAAGAGCAGATTTCCTTGCAGATAGGGAAAAATTTTTTAGGCAGATGCCGGAAAGCGGGATTGGTGACTACAGATTTTATTTGTGTACCGAAGGTTTAATTAAACCAGTTGAATTGCCGGGCAAATGGGGATTACTTTACTGGACTGGTAAAAAAGTTAAAAAGATAGTTGCGCCATGGGGTAATATTTGGAATGGAGATTTAAGGATAGAGAAAAGCCAAAAGCAAGAATATCGCATTTTGTATAGTGCACTAAGAAGAATAAAGCTGAGTGGCGACCTCTATAAAATTTACGAGGCGGTATAACAATTAGTTGACCCCTTTGTGGGGTCGAACGGAAGGTTAGAATGATAGCTTATAATGCCGATGATGAAGATGCCTACGTTGAGGCGTATATTATGGCATTAAATTATTTTTTAGATCGCCTTAGCCATCTTGAGGGCATGGATATTTTGTTGAAAAGTGAAACTCCTCTATTTGTAAAAAAGATTGTATCTGACCATTTGCATATTAAACAATACTAACCCGTAATCAGCCGTGTGTTTCTCAGTTTTGAAAAAAGGGAAAAAATGAAGCAGGAGAACGATCAAGAGCTTTCTTTAAACCAGAAGATTAAAGATATTAAGAAAGTTATGAAGTCTTTTTTATATTTCCTTAATACTTTTGTTTTTATTGAAGATAAAGAAAGGAGTCGTGCTATTAAATTAAAGTTATGGCCTAAGCAAGTTGAGATTATTCAGGTAATTGTTGAATCCCCGCTTTTAATTATTCTCAAAGCCAGACAGTTAGGTTTGACATGGTTGATAGCTGCTTACGTTTTATGGAAAACCCTTGTAAACAGACTTCATCTCACTGTTATAATAAGTACTACAGAAGAACTTTCTATAGAATTTCTTGAACGTGTTTATTTTATTTATGATAGACTTCCTTTGTGGTTACGGTTACCTGTAAAGTCCAGGACAAAACAGACTTTTGAACTTCAACACGCTAATGGACTCGTCAGTACCATAAAGAGCTTACCTACTACAGAGATGGGGGCACAATCTAAAACTCCAAATATTTTAATCATGGATGAAACATGCACCAACAGACTTGCTAAACATATCTTTAATGCTTCATTGCCTGGAATTGAAACAGCCAAAGGGCAAGTTATTGTAATATCAAACAGTCTTAAAGAAGGCGCTGGTTGGTATTTCACTCGTGATTTATACATTGGATCTATGGCAGGCCAAAATAAATTTAAACGTATATTTCTCCCCTGGACAGCACATCCATACCGGCCGGAAAGTTTTAAAGTAGATATGATAGCTTCTGGAATGACACCCCGGGAAGTAAATGAAAACTATCCCGATTCAGAAGAAGATGCCATATCAGACAGAAACATAAAGGGTGTTTACTATGCCTTGCAGATGCAAGATGCCAGAAAAGAAAAAAGGATCTGTGCGGTTCCCTGGTCTCCCGGGCACGAGGTTTATACTTTTTGGGATTTAGGAGTAAGGGATGAAACATCTATCTGGTTTATGCAGCAGATAGGCAGGGAATACAGGTTTATTGATTATTACGAGAATACAGGGATGGGTTTAGTGCATTATGCCAAGATATTAAAAGACAAGCCTTATGTCTATGGGGATCACTATATGCCCCATGATGTTGATAAACGATCTTTGCATGGTGATACGGACGTTGCTCTTACACTTAAAGAAATAGCCGTTAATCTTGGTATATCACCTGTATTAACAGTAGCTAGAGCAAAAGACACTTTTGCCGTATTAAATGGCATAGAGATGGGACGAAATATTTTAAATCAATGTTGGTTTGATGAAAAGAAATGTGCTCATGGAATATTGTGTTTGGAATCTTACCGATCTGAATGGGATGAAGAGAAACAGGTTCAGAGTATTAAACCATTGCATAACTTTGCATCAAATGGGGCTGATAGTTTCAGAACTTTTGCGCAAGGTTATCAAAACAAAGTTCAACTTATGCCGTTTGAGAAAACCAGAAGGGACTATAATGTTTCAGGAAGTTTATCGTACCTTAGAGGGTGACTACTCCCCTAAATAAATTAAGGGGCTTCTGTGTGGATTGGATACCGCTATGTAGTCCAGCAATTATGTTTACAATTTATAATCGGCATCGGCTAATTTGGAATTGTCTCGTGCAAGATAACGTAGAGATCAGCGGCGCTTTAGGGTCCGCTGGAGTGACTGATTAGGACGCACATGATCCGAGGATGGATTTATAGATTAGTAATGAGAATTGCACACCACTATAATCTACACTATGCCCCGCCTATTTATCCAGACGGTGATACACAACTTTGGTGTAAGTGGTGCGGATTTAGGCAAACAATTCGTCATTCTAACGCAGAGGTCAGCGGCGCTTTAGGGTCCGCTGGAGTGACATTGTTAGCGAGGGCTATATGCCCCGATACGACCAGAAAATAGAGACAGATACCCAAAGGACTGGAAGAAGCGCAGTTACTTCGTCCGGTTTGTCCGCGGGGACGAGGCAGGTGTGAATGGTGTGGTGCAAAGCACGGAGAGCCTCACCCGGTAACCGCAAGCGTAGTAATCCTAACGACGGCACACATTTATGATGACAGGCCGGAAGCGTCAAGCCTTTTGAATCTGGCTGGTCTTTGCCAACTATGCCACAACCGTCACGATGCAAAAGGGCGGCAACGACGAAGAAGAGAAAGGCGCGAACGTGATAGCTTCATTAATCTTCAACAAAGGAGGTAAGTATGTCTTATATGTGGGAAACAAAGTTTAAACCTGGAAATAAAGTCAAATGCTGTGACGGTAGAATGGGAACAGTAGTTCAGATTCATATTATGTATCCCTCTGGCGAAGATATGGATCATTGGCGTAAAACTCTGCCCAAAAAAGGTGATGGTAAATATCAACATACAAGTTATGAGGTTAAATTAAGTGATAAAGAGACATACGATTATGCTGAAGATGGACTTATCTTGATTGCTTAATAAATGTCCCGACATAATAGAAATGACCAAGACTCTCCTGTCTTACCACGTGCTAAAGCAGGTGACGTTCGGCATGTTGACGGATACCCCGCGGCTGATATTAACCGCAGCAATGTAATCAGCGATTGAGGAGAAACCGCAATTTACACAGAAGAATAGACTTTGGGTTTTTCGATTATGTTTATCAATACATCCACATTTAGGGCGTTCTCGATGTATTAATAAACTTTAATAGTTTTATAGAAAAATCTTGACATTCTTAAAAAAGAAGAGAATACTGTAAAAAAAACATAAAAAAATGATTTCACGCCAGGGATAAATTAATGCCAAAAAAGAAAAAAGAATCCATCGATTTTGAAAATGATGCCTTTACCCATGAGCAAAAAATACTTTTAGAAGTCCGTGATCGTCTTAAAAAGGCAATGGATGAAGACTACGAAAATCGTCGTCTAGCCTTAGAGGATTTAGAATTTATCGGGATTGAAGGGGCTCAGTGGCCAGCAGAGATTCGCACAGAACGAGAAGCAGACGGCAGACCTTGTATAACCACAAACAAGATGCCTACTTTTATTGACCAAGTTGTTGGCGATCAACGCATGAATCGTCCTTCAATTAAGGTCATACCCGTAGATTCAAAAGCCGATCCTGCCATAGCTGAAATATTGGGAGGTTGGATTAAGCATGTTCAGCAAGTATCTAAAGCAGATGTTGCGATAGATCACGGTTTTGAACATGCAGTGGCTTGCGGGTATGGAGCTATGAGGGTTATCACAGAATTTGTTGACAATGATTCATTCGACCAAGATGCCCGTATTAAAAAAATTGATAATGCACTTGCCGTTTATTGGGGGAAACATTCGGAATACGATTGTTCAGATGCCCAGTATTGTTTCATTATCACCGATATGGATAGGGAAGAATTCAAGGAAACATACAAGCACGATCCTATGCCGTTTAACCAGGCAGACAGTCAATTCATAGAAGGTTGGTGTACCGAAAACACTGTCAGACTTGCCGAATATTTTGTCAAAGAACCTTTTACTAAAACAATTTATCAGTTAGAAGATGGCAGTATCGACGATAAAGTTCCAGGTGGTGGGAAAGCAATTAAAAGTGACGAACCCCCCCTTTATATTAATAAACGTACATCTAAAGGTTATACTATTAAATGGTATCTTTTATCAGGGAATAAGATACTGGATGAAAAGGAGTGGGTTGGGAAGAAATATATCCCTGTTATCCCCATTTGGGGGAAAGAACTTAATGTCGGAGGTAAACGAAAGATTAGGGGATTAATTAGAAATGCTAAAGACCCACAAAGGATGTATAATTATTTTACCAGTCTGGATACTGAGCAAGTAGCCTTAGCCCCCAAGACTCCCTATCTTGCTACGCCAAAACAAGTAGCTGGCCACGAAGGACAGTGGAAAGAAGCGCATCGGAAAAATTTCCCATATCTATTGGTAAACACTGATGAAAAAGCCCCTGGTTGGCCTCGCCGTGAAGCCCCACCGCAAGTATCCACAGCTATGGTGTCAAAGATACAAATGGCTGATCAGGAGATCAGGGATACTATGGGGTTACAAAAAGCCTCACTTGGGATGCCAAGTAATGAAAGGTCAGGAGTTGCAATCAGAGAGCGAAAAACAGAAGGTGATGTTGGAACTTTCGCTTTTGTTGATAACCTTGCACGGTCTATCGAACATCTGGGTCGTGTTTTAGTAGATATTGCACCAGGAATTCTGGATACACAACGAATTATTAGATTGGGGTTGGAAGGCGGATTACAGAAATTTAAAGAGGTTAACGTTGAACTTCCCGAAGGCGGAATTTTTAATGATTTATCCATAGGTACTTACGATGTTGTTGTAACTGTTGGACCATCCTTTACTACCCAGAGAACTGAAGCCCGACAGTCAATGTCAGAGTTTATACAGTATTATCCACAGGCAGCGCCTTTGATCGGAGATTTATATGCGAAATCAATGGATTGGCCAGGTGCCGATGAAATGGCAGAGAGACTTGAATTTTTACTTCCACCTGAAATAAAAGAAAAAAAAGCCCGGGAAGCAGCAGAACGTGGTGACAAAACCTCTCCTCCTCAACTACAAATGCCGCCTCCCTCTCCCCCCGACCCATTATTGGAAGCAAAGATGCAAGAAGCAGTTTTGAAACTGAAAGAACTTCAGATAAAGGTTGAACAGGAAAAGGCGAAACTTGAAGGATTACAGATAGATAATCAGATGAAGATTATCAAAGGACAGGAAACACCAGTCCAAGTTCCGGGAAGGGTCGAGGGTGAGTTGGTAAAAGAAGATCAACCTCTGGTGGGAGAAGAAGGGCCAGAAGTAATTATTCCGCAGTCAGATGGAACCGTAATTCCCAATTATGGTTTACGAGAAGATGGAACCCCAAAAGGTAATGGATGGTTGGGACCGCTTCCTACATCCACCGGCGAGGAAGCCACAGAAATCTCCATAGGTGTCAACTTCGATGGACAGGAAAGGCTTATTCCCCTACTTGTCCCTACGCTTGATGAATCCGAAGTAATCCATCTTCTTGAAGGTAACGAGCCAACCCAGAGTATTTTTGACAAGGCGATTGAACACGCAAGGCAACGTATAGGGGCAGGCCAAAGCCCGTTTAAGGATTAAGGAGGATTAATGCCAGTAAAGATCAAAAAAGTAAATGGTTATAGGGTAAGCACACCTTCGGGTGTTAAAAGTAAAGGCACGACAAAGGAAAAAGCCGAACGGCAAGCCAATCTCTTAAGAGCCGTAGAACATTCTGATTGGAGACCTACGGGCCAACCTGCGAAATCAGGTAATGCTTTGAGAGATGCTGTCATGGGATCATCAAAAGGCGTTCTTAGAATGGCAAAAGCCAGGATGAAAAAAAGGAGAAGAAATAATGAACCTAGTTGATATAAAGTTGCCAAAAAAGACAAAAGAGGAACTGAAAAAAGAAGGCATGCCGTCCACCGACGATCAAGAACAGTGGCCTTATGGTCTCAGACTGGATTTTGAAAAAGAGCAGGTGGATAAAATGGCTTCTTTAAAAAACCTGAACATTGGTGATAAAGTTTTAGTCCAGGGTGAGGGTTCTGTAGTAGAGGTCAGGATGTCAGAAAGACAAGGTGGGGAAGACAGACATAGCGTCTGTATACAAATAGAAAAAGTGTCTGTTGAGTCAGCAAAGAAAAAGAAACCAGAGGATATGTCTATGAAGGAATACAAAGCAATGAGGATGAATGAATAGAATCTTCTCCATTAACATTTTTAGCGGGTTTTCGATCCCGTGCTGCCATAGTTTCCCGCTCTACAAATACAAACACGGTATGAGATGGTAAAAAGCATTTTTTCGGTCTTTGGGGACGGACTTAAACGGCAGAACAGAAGAGATGACTTCACTATAGGTTGCTATCGAAACCTGAACGATAGCCGACGGCGGGATAGGTGATCCGATATTCACTTGCCGATATAGACTGAATGCTTTTCCTACACTTTCCAACTTAATCGCTTTCTCTTATGGTAGGTTTCCAGGAATGAGTAACAATGCCAAAAGCATTGATTATCTCAGGAGAATGTCCCCAACTGTCTCTTAAAACGTTGCAGAAATGCAACTGTTGCAATAACGTTGCAAAAAAAGAGACAGTTTTCCCTGAGATAAGTATATTTTAGCTCTGGGAATGCAGAGTTTAGCTTCAGCTTAGAAGCCCCGCCTTGTAGGCGGGGAACATTTACCGAACGAAATTTCGGGCATCGAACTTAGGAGGTTCGCATATATGAAAGCAGAAATTATCGAAACACAGGAAGAAGTAGAAGACGTAAGCATAGTTCCACGAGTGGTAAATGAGGTTGATGATCCATCTGAGTTTTCCAAGACGACAATAACAGTACTTCCGGAAAGTGTGGACAAAGTAGCGAAGACCGACAAAGAAGAAGAGGAAACCACGGTCATTTCCAAAACAGAGAAGAAGGAAGAAGAACCTACTAAAGAGGAAACTTCCGAAGAAACTCTGCCTTTAAAGGTTAAAGATAAACCAAAAGAGAAAGATGCAGTCCAGAAACGGATTGACGAGTTGACTAAAAAGCGGCGTGAAGCAGAAAGAGAACGTGACTGGGAACGTACAAAACGCCTTGAACTTGAAACAGAGTTAAAAGCAGCCAAGAGTGTTATTCCACAAACAGGCAAACCAAAACAGGAAGATTTTGAAACCGACCTCGATTACCTTGAGGCTGTCAGTGACTGGAAGATTGAACAAAAGTTTAAGGCAGAAAGCGAAAAAGTCTCAAAGGAGATGGCAACGGTAGACGAAAAGGCAGTGATTGATGAAATCTATCGAGAACTTGACAAAAATATGGAAAAAGGGCGCAAAAAATACCCTGATTTTATTGAACTCGTCCTTAATAAAGATGTCAAGATTTCTGAAGCAATGATTGAAACATTACTCTTTTCCGATACCGCTGAAGATGTTTTATATTATCTTGGGAAACACCCTGATGAATCCGTTGACATTGCGGAGCTTCCGCCACTTAAGGCCGCTCATGAATTAGGTAAAATAGTGGCGAGACTTAATGCTCCGCCACCTAGAAAAAAAATAACTAATGCGCCTGAACCTATAACTCCAGTGAAAACTACTGGGATCACAGAACAAGATCCTAGTAATATGACGCCACGAGAATACAGGGCATGGCGTGAAAAACAAAAGTGAACGCCCCCCTCAATAAATTGAGGGGCTTCTCAGTTCAGCGAGGGGCCTTGAAGCACCGCCTCTCCCTGAGCGTTTGGATGGTTTGGACAGTTCCTGCCCTACCATTTTTTAACTATAACAAAAGATGCGCAAGATGTCGAGCAAAATCTTTTAAGAAAGAGACAGGCAATTCATCTCCCAGATAAATCAGGGAGTTTTCTTGCCTGAAATCTTACAAGGAGAAAATATCATGGCTTCAACAAATGTACTTTTAACCCCAACAATCATTGCTAAAGAAACATTGATGCAATTAGTCAATAGTATGGCAATGGCAAGGCATGTCCATACTGCCTATAAAAACGAATTTGTGAAGGTTGGTTCTACCATCACGGTTCGCAAACCAAATAAGTTCAGAGCTGCCAAGGCACAGGCACGTAGTAACGTCAACCTGGCTGAACCAAGTACTTCTATCGTGATGTCTACTCAGGCACATGTTTCATGGGCATTTAGTTCTGTTGCATTGACTACGACCATCGAAGATTACAGCAAACGTTACATTACACCGGCTGCCCTAGCACTGGCAAACCAGATTGATGCTGATCTATGTGCTTTGTATGTGGATGTTTACAATTCCGCTGGAACCCCAGGAACAACTCCTGCGACATTTAAGGTTCTCGGTGATGCACAGCAAAGACTTGACGATGAATCTGTACCATCCGATACTCGCGTAGGTATCCTGAGCCCTGCCGCAAACTGGGCACTTGCTGATGGCCTCAAAGGTACTTTCGCACAGAACGTGGCAAAGGATATTATAACCAAAGGATGGCTTGGTCAGATTGCCAACCTAAACCTCTACACAGACCAGAATGTGGTACGCCATACCACTGGACATTTTACATCAGGTGCAACACCCTTGATGAATGGAACTACAGCGGATGGCGCCACTTCTATCGTGACCAATGGATGGAGTGGGTCTAATACCGTAAAAAAGGGCGACGTATTTACGATTGCTGGAGTTTATGCAGTGAACCCCATGTCAGGTGCATCTACTGGCGTCCTAAGACAGTTTACGGTTACGGCAGATAATGCTGATACCGGCGCAGATATGACAATCGCTATTTCCCCGAAGATTCAAGTGGCAGGTGCATACCAGACGGTTAATGCAGTTCCTTTAACCACGGCGGCTTTGACCTTTTTGGGTACGCAGGATACGGCCTATCCACAGAACCTCGTCTATCATCCTACGGCTTTCGCACTCGTTACCGTTCCTATCGAAATGCCGTCCGGTGTATGGGGTGCAAGAGAAACCGACCCTGAAGCTGGAATTAGTTGTCGGGTAGTCAAGCAATACGACATTGATGCAGATGAGGAGATCATTCGTTTAGATGTTCTTTACGGCACCAAAACCCTATATCCAGAGTTGGCAGTAAGATTATTCGGGTAAGAGATATGTCAAATTTTGATAATCTGTCTGTTAATTACCTTCCCTTCCCTGTTGTGGGGAAGGGAAGGCGTAAAACGAGAGGTGAAATATGAGCTATTTAGATAGAGTTTTAGAAAATGAAGCAGAAACAGTAAAAATACCGAATTCAGTTGAGTTGAATGGTTCGTTAAAGGTTGCAGGAGTAACCATTATTCCAGCCACCCAAACAGTGATGAATGACGTTACAGCCTCCGCAGCAGAGATTAATCTTTTAGTTCAAGGTGTGGCTGCTGGTTATAAAATTGCTCGGGGGACTATAACTCCAGTATCTGAAAGCGATACAGTTGTAACTGGATTAGCTACTGTAGTAGCGGCAGTAGCATCCCTAAAGGGCGCTCCTACATTGACCTGTATGTTTGTAGCAGCCGACATTGGCAACCAAGCTGGAGCACCTGCGGCTGGATCAATCTATATTAAAACATATAAACCTACTGCTACGACTGATGTTACTCCAACATCCTCTACCACTCCCTGGAGTGCTATAGATTGGATTGCCATAGGCACATAAGTGTAAAAGGGAGATAATTTTAATTTTTTTTTGAAGCGACGGGGGACGCAGAATCCCCCCCGCTAAATCTTGACCTTCATGGTCATGCGAAAGGAGAATATATGGTATCACAAAATATCCTTCTGGGATCGGGAGTAGTGCCCGAACCAAAACCATCCGTTCACATAGAACCGAAGCATGAACGGACGCCTGCATGGAGATTTCATCGAGACTTCCCTGATAAGTTATGTAAAACCGATGAAGAACTTGACCAAGCAGACGCTGGAGGATGGTTGGATCATCCAGGGAAAGTAAGATTACTGCCAGGACATGAAAAAGTATGGGAAGTTCAAAAATTGTTAGAAGCGGATAGTCCAGATGAGATTAAAGAAGAGGGGATGGTTGAACCAGTCAAATCAGAAGATGCCATAAAAGCGGATATTTTAAAGGCAGAATCTGATAAGATTGAAGCAAAGCGTCTCAAGGAATACGAAGAAGCAAAGAATCCTCAGGGGCCCCGTCTTTGTACATTGTGTGGAAAGGAGTTTAAGTCAATCAGAGCATTAAATATGCACGGGATTGCAACGCACAAAAATAAAAGGTAGGAGATGTCTATGGTTGTTTTAGATGTCCTCAAGGCAAGCCTAAAAAAAATAGGGCAATTAGAGAGTGGTAGAGATATTCTGTCGGTAAGGCAAGCAGATGCACTGCTCGATCTTCAGATGATGCTTCGCTCATGGGCTCAGAAGCAAATCCTTGTCTTTGCTTCTACGAAGGAAAGTTTCAGTCTGGTTGCTACACAGGCATCTTATACTTGGGGTTCTAGTGGAAACATCACGACAACCAGACCTCATCGACTATTGGGTGGGTTTGTTAAAGATTCTGGTAATACAGACCATCCTGTTAAAATCATATCTGAAAGAGAGTATCGGGAACTATCTTCAAAAGCAACATCTGGTCGTCCCGATTCAATGTTCTTACATCCTCTTTTCCCACTTGCATATCTATATGTATATCCAACCCCAGATACAGGAGAGGTTTTCTATATTGATAGTTTAAAACCATTTACTGAAACAAGTAGTTTTGCAGCGGTAACAGATGAGATTGATTTTCCACCAAACTACGAAGAAGCCATTGTGTATAACCTTGCTGTTCGTCTTGCTCCTGAGTATGAAGTTTCTGTATCTTCTGAAGTAGTTGTAATAGCGAAAGAGAGTTATGACTCGTTGATTGTTTTAAACTCCTCAAATCAAGTAGAGAGCATACGCCTATCTCTGCCTATTAGTGGTGGTAGGAGCAGTTATAATATGAATTCAAGATAGCAAAAAGGAGGCAATTATGGCATGGCCAGACCTAACCGACATAAGAAGTAGAGTCAGAACAGTAATCAATGAAAGCACTGCGGGCAAGTGGACAGATGCGTGTATAAACAGAGCTATCAATGATGCACAGCGTGATATTGCTATAAAAACACTTTGTTTAACACATGTCGATTCTATTTCAACCGTAGCAAATACACGACATGTTCCATTTATGGGATATACTATTAAAAATGTGGAATATCTTCCCACAACTGGCAAAAAAGGACTTTACCGGATTACACCGAGAATGGTTGGATACGTCCCTGTAAATGGTGTTACCCCACAATATTGGTTTCAATGGGGTAAAAACATTTACATCGAGCCCTTACCAAATGCTGTTTATGCTTTAAGTGTAACTATTGCTGATTATCCAGCAGGAGAAATGGTAGCCGACACAGATGAGCCAGAGATACCAACGGCATTTCAACCTCTTTTGGTAATTGGCGCAGCATGGAGATTGCTGCTTCGAGACGGCAAATTCAGTTCGTCTGCCCAACTTTATAAAAATACCATTAATGGCATACAAATAGTCAAAAACAATATTGTTGAGACAATACCAGATGGATGGGAGAACTTTAAGGTACCTAAACAGACAGTTCAAAGAGGAGTGTAAAAATCTTCGAGAAGACGTCTAATTGCCCCTGTAACTTGACTTTGAGTTGGGGGTTATGTTGGTTTAAAGGAGGTTTGAAATGGCATATCAAGACTATACATCATATACAGAGGTTGATGTTCCTGCCAAATTAACGGTTGCAAGCAATACAATTACCGTTGCTGATTTAG